ATGAACGGCAGTCGAGCCTTCCGCAATTGGGGTCACCTGGAGAACGCCAGAGCGGCCGTCGATCCGATGCTGTTCGCGCCGATCAGACCCGGTGAGGAGAACGGCCTCGAATTTCTGCCGATCAAGGGGGCTGAGGGAGTCGTCGCGCTCCGCCGCCCACAGAGCCCTGATGAGGTAGTGATCGTCGCCTTGCTGGAGCTCGCGACGCTGATGAACATCATGCCGCAGCCCTAGCTCACCGTCGTTCGGCATCCCTTTCGCAGTCCGATGCCGGACGGGCCCGTCGGTTCGCGCGACGGGCCCTCCTTCGCAGCTCACCCATGCGGAGGGAGTGGCCAGGGCAGGAGATAAGCCGCCTCCTGATCCTGGCCACTCACAGAGTCACCCCGCACGCACCGCCGCCATCGGCTGCCGCTGTGTGCGGTCAACAAGCGCCAATCGTCTCCAACGGAAGGACCCAGCATGTCACCCGAACAGCTCCTGGCCGAGCGGGTCAACGACCACATCGAGTTCTCCGATCCCCGCGTCGATGACGGGCCCACGGTGATCGCGTCGCTCGACGAGTGGGGCGCGTTCCTGCTCGCCCTCCAGGAGGACAAGCCGACCCAGGGCGCCGTGCGGACGAGGATCGACGACACGGGTGTGGTGAGCATCTGGCACGTCCACGGCAAGGACGCTCCGGTCACGCTCGCCGCCCCGGATTGGGCCGAGTTCGTCGCCCTTGTCAAGCAGGGCGAGTACGACATCGAGCGGCTGCCCCGCCAGGCCGCTCAGTCGGCCTGACCGGCACCACAGCAGGAAGGGCCGCAGCGTACTCGGGGACGCTGCGGCCCTTCCCCGTTCTATGGCTGTATCAGCGCAGCGCGATCAGCGGGGTCATCCCGAAGGCTTGCCACTGGCTGAGTTCCAGCACCGCAGGGGGCTCGTCATGCTGCATGCTGACCCAGCAGGCGTCGGCGATGAACGGGGCAACAGCCGACTCAGGCTTGTACGCCGCCACGCCGCCGTTCTCCATGAGCCCCACGGACAGCACGACGTGCACCCATCGTCCCTCCGAAGCGGCGGGGACCACCTCGTACAGTGGCGATGCGGCCCACCCGGCCCCGAAACCAGCAGCCGTCGCCGCCGTACCGGCCACCGGAACGGCCGGCTGGCCGTGGCCCGATTCGTAGATGGCGGCCCGCCAGGTGCCGGTCGTGGTCTGGGTGTTGCGGAGGGCGGTCCAAACGGTCTCGATCGTCTGGCCAGCAGGCACGTACATCATGACCGCGTACGAACCCGGCGTGTCACCGGGAGGGCTGATCAGGCGGTCCTTGGCCAGCCAGGTGGGCACCGTCTGCGCGAACCCCCACTGGAAGAGTGCGCTCTCCAGGTGGTAGTGCGGCTCGGGCGGGCCGGACAGAGAGGGTGCGGCGTCGATAGCGGTGTCGTGCATGGATCTCCTCACAGGAACGAACGACGGGCCCGGATCTCAAGCCCGGATGCCGATGTGGTGGACGTGGCGGTCGCAGTCACGAGAACGGCGCGGGAGTGCGGGTCACCCACGGCGATCGCGGGCGTCAGGTGCAGCCAGCGGAACGCGCTCCCCGGCCCCGTGGCGACGATGCTGCCGGTCACGTCCGTCCCGGACGTGAAATCCCAGGTATCGGAGGTGACGAGCCGGGCCCGCATCTGCCCGCAGTCGATGAGCAGCCGCTGCCCCGCCAGCAGGCCGGAGGAACGGCCCACTGTGCCGCCGCTCGCGACGTCGGTCATCGACGGGTTGACGGCCGGACCGGTGACGCGCAGGACCGCGTCCACGATCGGGCCAGTGCTGCCCGCGAGCGGGGTCACCAGCTGGCTGGCCGCGTTCGCCCCCCCGGCCCAGGTGACCTCGGCCGGGTCACGCCAGTACACGCCGGGGATCTTGCAGACGGCGGTGAGCCGGGCCCGGGCCGCTGAAGTGTTGATCTCCGGCTCGGACACCGCTTCCACGGTGATGCCCGCGACGCGCACGATGCTGCCCGCCGTGTAGGTGAGCTGCATCAGCCGGTGCCGTACCCCCAGCATGGCCGAGACCGCTTCAAGATTGTGCTCTAGCTGCTCGAACCCGCCATCGGCCCCGGCCGGGGTGCGGCCGGTCACGCCGAGGACGAGCGGCAGTGTCGTGGTCTCCAGGTCCAGCCCGTACACCGGCAGCTCGCCGGCCACCCCCGGAACCGTGATACTGACCGACCTCGCGCCGGGGATGGGGCGGCGTTTCGTCCCTACCTTGGCCCGCCAGCACCCGGCCGGATGATCGAGCGGTACTCCGTCGAGGTGATACATCGGCATCTACAGCACCCCCAACATTCCCGCGTAGGCCAGGCCCCGGTTGACGGTCTCGCTGGTCGGCTCGGCAACCGGGTTGATCGCCGTCACCTGGATGGTCACCGGACCGCCCGGCCGGTCGTGTGTCCCGGTCACGGCCCGGCCGGTTGAGCCGATGTCCACGCTCAGCTCCGGCCGGAACGACCGCTCCAGGTCCCCGGCGATCCTGCTCGCGGTGGCCAGAACCGTACGAGCCGAGTTCTGCATGCCCTGCGCCATGCCGAGCATCGTGAAGTGGCCGATCTCCGCGAACAGCGTGGAGGGCGAGTTGATGCCCATCGCCTGCCGCACCCAGTCCGGCAGGATGTTGCGGAAGAAGTTCCAGATCACGTCCCGGAACCACCCGGCCGCCGCCTGGATGCCGTTCCACAGCCCTTGCAGGAGCTGCCAGCCGAGGTTGTCAATGACGACCAGGAACTCCAAGATCGCGCGGCCGGCCGTGCCGATCGCGCCCACCAGGTCGCCGCGCAGCAGTGCCGCCGCGGACTGCACCAGCGTGATCAGCGGTGGCAGCAGCGTCGTGACGAGCTGCAGCAGCGGCGGCAGCAACGGCAGGATCACCGGCAGCAGCTCCGCGACGGTGCCGACCAGCGTGATCACCGCGGGCGTCACCTGCACCAGCGCCTGCAGGAGGACCTGGCCGAGCTGCCCGCCGACCTGGGCGAGCAACGCGATCACCGGGCCGAGGATCGGCACCAGCCCGGTCACGAGCTGCGCGGTCAGCGCAGCGAGCTGCGGCAGCAGCGGAGCCACCGCGGGGATCACACTAGCTGCTAGCACAACCGCTAGCGCACCTAAGAGCGGGAGCATCGGAGCCAGTTCCCGGGCCGCGAGCGCGAACGCCGCGACCAGCAGGTTCAGCGACGGGAGGCTCGCCTGCACGGCGGCCGCGAGGACCTCGGCGACGAGCGCGGCAAGCTGGCCGACCACCGGGAGCAGCGGAGCGACCGCGACCATGATCGACGAGAACGCCGTGGCGAGCGGCACCAGAGCGGGCGCGACGGCCTGGACCGCCTGTCCGAGCGCGGCGAAGATCGCCGACACCCCGGGGAACAGTGCGGCCAGTGCGGGGACGACTGCCTGAATCGCGGCGGTCAGGATGGGCCCGATCTGCACGGCGAGCGCGGCCACGAGCGGCGCGAGCAGGCCGACCCCTTCGGCGACCGCGACGAGTGCGGGCGCGAGCGCCGACCCCATCTGTCCGAGCGCGACGAAGATCGCCGTCAGGGTCTGCTGACCGGCCAGCGAATTGACCCACACCGCGATCCGGTCCAGGACCGTACCGAGGACGCCGAGCGCGTCGCTCCCGGTCGCCCGCATGGCCGCGAAGACGCCGGACACGATGTCCCACACGTCGGACGCGATCCCGCCGAGCTGACGCAGGACCTGAACGGCGCCCTCCATCCAGGCCAGAGCCCGCCCCGAGTCGGCCGCCCGTGCCAGGAAGTCGCCGAACCGGACCGCAAGCTGGGCCAGCTCGGGCGCGAGCCCGGCCGCGAACTGGGCGCCGACCTGCGTGATGCGGGCCAGCCCGGTCAGCACGGGATCGATCGCGACGGCCAGCTCATCGACCGCGCGCCGCAGGGCCGCGAACACCGTGGTGATCGCGGACACGGCGACACTCGACCGGGCGAACTCGGCGACCCGCACAGCAGCGCTGGCGATCGCGCTAGCTACGGACGACATGCCGATCGCGAGCGGGCCGACGAGCACGTCCGCGAGCGCTGTGAGCTGGCCCGCGAGCGGCGCGAACAGCGCGTCCTGAACGAAGTTCCGCACCGCGAGCAGGACGGGCCGCAGTTCTCGCAGCTCCCGGACCGCTGCCTGCGCGGCCGGGGACAGGCCGGAGATGGCCTCCTCGAACTTCTTCTGGTCCGCTCCCAGAGCGGCCTCGAAGGCGTCGCCCACCCCGGACAAGGCCACGGTCAGGGTGAGGAGCCCGGCCGCGCCGAGCGCTGCCGCGCCCGGAAGCGCCGCGACCAGGCCGACAGCGGGAGCGAGCGCCGCCCCGAGCGAGATCACGCTGTTGGTGACCGCGCCGGCGGCGGCGGACAGGATCGCCATCCGGGCCGCCGCGGCGACGACCTCGACGCCCATCCGGGCCACGGACGTGGTGATCCCGGCCACGGAGGTCCGGAACCGGCGTGACGCCTGCTCGGCGTCGCCGACCGCGCGTCGTAACCGGGCGGCGAACGACTGGTCGCGCAGGTCGATCGTGACGAACAGCTCGCCCACGTTGATCGCCATGTCTCCACCTCCTGTGGGGTCCGGAAGGGAGGTGGAGCCAAGGCGACGATTGCGCCGGTCAGGCCAGGCCGAGCACCGCGGCGTACTGGAGGCCCTTGTTGACCGACTTGCTGGTGGGTTCGGCCTGCGGGTAGTTGTTCGTGACGTGCACGGTGGTGCGGTTGCCAGAGCTTCCCGGCACCATCCCCGGCGTGAGCGTCGCCACTGGACGGGGGGTGAACGCCTTGGAGAGCTGGCCGGCGATCCCGGACGCCCGCGCGAGCACCTTCGGCGCGGCCTGGGCGATGCCCTGGTCGAGCCCGGCCACGGTGTTGACGCCGATGTCGGCGAGGACCTGGCTCGGCGACTTCATCTTCAGCGACTTCTTGATCTGCGCGACGAGGGCGTTGGCGATGTCACGCATCGCGGCCTCGATCGCCTTCTTCTGCGAGACGATGCCGGTCAGAAACCCCTTGCCAGCGTTGCGGCCGGCGTCGAACATCGCATCGGCGGCGGCGCGCCCGGCCTGCTTGGCGGCCTTCTCGATCATCCCGTACGTCGAGTTGATCGACTTGAAGGTCGCCGAGTCGGCCTGGAGGATCGCCTGCCCGAGTTCGGTCCCGGCGTCGGGCCCGGCCTCGATGATCTGCTGCAGAAGCCCCTTCGACAGGCCGCGCTTGGCCAGCTTCTTTATCGTGTTCGCCCACGTTTTGACCTGCGCGAGCCGGGACTTCAGCCCTTCCTGGATCTTCTCCGCGCTGACCGGGTTCTGCTCCGAGAACCCCATGCTCGACAGGCTCGCGAACTGGCGGCCTTGGTCGGCGATCTGCTTGGCGTACGCCATCGCGTCGGCCAGGACCTTGACGATCGTCTCGCGCTCCTTGGCGAGCTTGGCCAGCTCGCCGTTCCCGGAGCGGATCGACTCGACCAGGTGGTCCTTCACGCCGGAGGTGATCTTGCCGGACTTGAAGGCGTTCACCACGGCGTCGACCATGCGGCCCGCGGTGTCCTTGATCTTGGACTCTTCGCCTTGGAGGCCGAGCAGCCAGCCCTTGGCGGTGTCGGAGCCGATCGCCATCATGACCTTCGACGGCGAGGCGATGCCGAGCAGCTTCTTGATCCAGGAGATGAAGCCGGAGAAGAGGTTGCTGACGCTGGAGGTGAAGGAGTTCCAGGCGTTGACGAACCCCTCTTTGATGCCGTTGACCAGGTCTTTTCCGAGATCCCACAGCTTTTTGAAGGCGCCGGTGATGGTCTCGCCGAACTGTTTGACGCCGTTCTTGATCGTGTCCCAGGCGCCCTGGAAATCGCCCGTCAGGACCTTGGCCAGGGCCGTGACGATGCTGATCACCAGCGGCAGCACGGACGTTCCCAGCTCGATCAGCGGCGGCAAGAACGGCGTCACCGCGCCGACGATCTTGGTGAAGATCGACGCTAGCCCGAGCAGGATCGGCGACAGCGCCGTGATGAGCTGCACCAACGGCGGCAGCAGACTCGTGGCGAGCTGCATGATCGGCGGCAAGATCGGCAGGATAGCCGAGATGAGCTGGCCGAAGATCTGCGCGAGCTGCGTGAAGATCGGCGACAGCGCCGTGATGGCCTGCTGGATGGTCTGCCCGAACAGCACGGCCATCTGCGAGATCGGCGGCAGCAGAGGAGTGATCGCCCCGACCAGGATCGTGATCGCCTGAACCAGCACGCCACCCAGCGCGGCCGCGATCTGGCCGACGACCGGGATCAGCGGCGCGATCGCCGGGACAAGCCCGGTGATCAGCTGCGTCGCGAGCTGAGCGATCGGCGGCACGACCGGTAGCAGGGCCATGACGAGCTGCCCGAACGCCTGCGCGATCTGGCCGATCACCGGCCGGAGCTGCGTCAGCATCGGAGCCAGCGCCGAGGTCAGGGTCTGGCCGACCTGGACCAGCACCGGGACAAGCGACGCGGCGAAGACGGCCACGAGCTGAAGCACGGGCGGCAGCAGCGGGATCAGCGCGGCGGCGAGCTGCGCGAACGACGCGACCAGCACACCGATCGACGGCCCGAGCTGGACCAGAACCGGCCCGAGCTGCCCGGCCAGCGTTTGCGCGATCAAGGTCAGGCCCGACATGAGCGGACCCGCCAGCGACCCCGCTAGCGTCACCAGAGCACCGAGCAGAGGAGCGACCGCCTGGAGCAGCCCACCGAGTCCAGTGATCAGGGTGGCCAGCAGGCCGGAGTTCTGGCCCAGCGCGGCCGAGATCGGCGCCAGGAAGCCGGCGAGCTGCGACCCGAACTGGCCGAGCTGTCCGGCGACCGCCGCCAGCATCGGGGTCACCGCCGCGACCACGCCCTGGATGGCGGGCAGCATCGGCCCGAGGAACTGCCCCAGCCCGGCGGTGAACTGGGTGATCAGCGGCGCGATCTGCTGGAACATCTGCTGGAGCGCGGGCGCGATCTGGGTGGAGAACATGCTCTTGAGCGACCCGGCCGCCTGCGTCAGCGGACCTTGCAGGACCGATGCGGCCTGCGCCAGGTCGGCCTGGACGGATTTCTTCATGTCCGCGAACGCGGCCTTGACCTTCGCGCTCTCCATCGCGGCTTTGATGCCGATGACCGCGATCCCGGCTGTGATCCCCGCGAAGACGCCGGCCAGCACGCCGCCCGCCGCGACCCCTGCCGCGCCCATCCCGACCAGCGCGAGCCCGGTCTTGCTGGCCAGTCCGAGCATCATCGGCGTGGCCGACAAGGACGTGGTGCCGAACTGCAGCAGGCCGGTGCTCATCGTGGCCAGCGCCCCGCGCACGGTCAGCGACGACAGCCGGACCAGGCCCGAGATGACCGTCCACGCGGTGTGCGCCCGGCGCAGGTTCGTCACCGCGCCGGAGATCCGGTCGTACGCTTGGGAGATGCGGTTGCGGGCCTCCTGCGCGGACGCCCACATGCCGCGCACCCCGGCCGCGATCCCGGCGGCGGCGGCCTGCACGCGGGGCCGCAGCGCGTCGACGGCCTTGCCGACCGCCATGGACGCTAGCTGGAACGCTAGCGCGACCGGGGAGAAGCCGAGCATGGCCGCGCGCAGCCCGGACATCTCGCCGTTCATCACCTTGCGGGCGATGATCACGGCGGCGGCCAGCAGCGCCAGGACCGCGATGACCTTCAAGAATGAGCGGCTGGATTCGGACTCGAACAGCCGCGAGGTGAACCCCATGATGCCCATCGCCTGGCCGAACACGCCGGCCACCGCGGACACCTTGGAGATCGCCCCCGACAGACCCCCCAGACTGCCGAGCACCCCGGAGACGACCTCGCCCAGCCGGGTGCCGGACAGGGCGGCGTTGATCGCCATCTCAGCCAGCGCGAGCCCGGCCTCCTTGGCGGCCGAAGCGACCGCGTCGCCCATCCTGGCCCCGGCCGCCGTCATGGCGTCCATGACCGCGCCGAACAACGGGCTCGCCGCGCGGGCCTTCGCGACCGCCGACGACAGCGTGCTCGACACCCGCTCCCTCAGATCGAGGGTGATGAACAGTTCGCCCACGTTCAGGCCCACAGCCGAACCTCCTCACCTGGTCACTGCTTGTCAGGGGTGAGGGCGCGGGCAATCCGCGTGTCAGCGTCGAGCAGGCCGAGAACGCGGGTCCGCAGCCACCGCCAGGACCGGCCTTCCAGCGACGCGGGCGTCTCCAGGTCGATGCCGTAGACGGAGTGCAGGTCGCACTCGATCAGCGCCCATCGGCTCAGGAGGTCTTCCCAGCCGACCGCTTGCCCGTCGCCTTGGTGGGCCGGGTCAGGCTCGTACCACTCGTAGAGCCCCGTGATGGCGTCGAAGTCGCCGCCTCCGCCTTCGGGGCTTCGGATTCCGGGCCGGCGTCCCAGAACTTCGCCGCGGCTTCCTCATCACCGGCGATCCAGAGGAACGCGGTCACGCCGGCGTGCTTGAGCCGCGGCCACGACACCTTGTCGGCTCGCATCTCGTCATAGGCCGCGCCCAGGACACGCTGGTACAGGTCAACCTCGCCCGCGTCGTCGAGCTGCGCGGCGTCCACCTCCTTGCCGTTGGCGGCCGCGATGCCTGCGGTCATGAGCCGCTGGCAGAGCAGGCCGGTGTCGGCGTCCGGGGGCGGGACTCGGTAGGTCTTGCCGCCGATCGGGAGCGGCAGCGAGTCGTCGAAGAACTCGTCAAGATCACGGAACTTGGCCATGGGTCACGCCGCCGGGTTCGTGATCTCGACCGGCGCGCTCTGCCCCACGAACTCGATCTCGAAGGGCTCCAAGTCGGTGGTCTTACCACCGCTGCCCTTGTAGTCCACGGTGGCGGTACCGGTGTAGGCGTCTGGCGCCCCGTCCCGCCTGTACCAGCGCACCTCGACGGACGCTTCCAGACCGACGACCCGGCCGGCGCGGCGGACGTAGTCCTGGCCCGGGTCAGGCACGAACGTGGGCGAGGAGTCGTCGCGCTTGCGGTTGCCTTTCGTCTTCAGCGTCCACGCCCTCTGCGTGGCCACCTCGGACGCCCAGCCGTCGCCGTCGAAATCCGAGTCGTCCTCGGTCTTGGTCTTGATCTCCTCCTCGAACGAGGTCAGGCCCCGGATCTTCGTCCAGGTCGCCGAGGCGTCGGGCGTGGTGTTGACCTCCACGACCCAGTCCTTGGCCAGCAGGGATCGCCATCCCATAGGGGTGCCTCCTCAGGCATGCGAGAAAGCCGCTAGCTGAACCGCTAGCGGATAAGGAAGAAGGTCAGTCGCGGTGGCGCGTCGGCCAGTGCACCGTCAGCTCGTAGGAGTCGGCCCGCTCCCACCGGCCGGAATCGTCTCGGCCCAGCGGGGCGACGATGCGCCGTTGCGCGAGCAGCACGAACACGCCCGTCACCAGCCGGGTGTCGGCCAGGCCGTGCACCTGGTCGTAGACGCCGTCGGCAAGGTCGTCAACGAGGCGCGGGTCAGCGCCGCCCCGCATGCGGGCCTGGACCTGCACGACGGTGTCGGCGTTGACCGGGTCGTCCAGGCTCGTGCCCGTGCCGTACATGGCCAGCGCGATCGCGCCGTCCGGGGACGGCGGCAGCCCGCCGATCGTCAGCGCGGTCTGCGCCGACGTGTAGACGCCGTCCGGGTCCCAGTCCCCGACCCCGCCAGCGGCGAGGAGCTGAGCGAGCCCGGTCAGCAGCTTGCGGGAGAAGCCCGGCGGCGGCGCGGTCACGACAACGCCCGCTCGATCGCCGCCGCGATGATCCGCTCGATGACCTCGGCCTCCTCGCGGGCCGGGTTCTCCAGGTACTTCCACTCGCGGCCGGGCAGGTGGTTCAGGTTCGGCGTCTCGTGCTGGTACACCGCGTACGGCGTCCCGTAGGAGACGGCCGCGCGCAGCTCCGACCGGTCCACGCTGGTGGCGCCCGACCGCTCCAGGTCGCCAAACTCCAGCGGCACCCGCTGCCGGGACACCTGAAGGACGTGCTCGGCGGACAGCTCCAGGCCCTGCACGGCACCGGCCTTCCAGCGCGCGTTGATCTCGGCCGGGGTGTGGCCCGGCCGCCACTCTTCCGACCTCATTTGCACACCACCTCCACGTGGTCAGGGGTGGGCAGTCGGCCGCCGTCGCGGTTGAAACTCGCGATGGCGATCATCTGGCGGCCGTTGGCGGTGATCCGCGAGCCTGCCGGGCAGCGCGTGCCCGGCAGGAAGAAAATCGTGGTGTCGCTGACGACTTCGGTTCCTTCGTCGTCGCGGACCATCCGCCGCTCGTCATCGATCAGGCACGGCTCGTCCTCGATCGGCGGCTCATACAGTGGCCCGTACGCGCCGTTGCCGCGGAACGGCTCGATCGTGGCGGTGTGCGGCAACACCCACTGCGGCAGCGAAGTCCCCATGGTTCCTCCCCCCGCTCACCAGTAGGGGCCGTCGATGACGTATCCCGGCAGCAGCCCGGCCGCGCGCAGGATCGACACGGCGTCCTGGGCGTAGCGCGGCGGGCCGGTCGCGCCGCCGCCGCCGCGTTCGAGCTGGACACTGCCGATCTTCACCGTGCCGAAAGCGGAAGCGACGCCGTAGGGATCGCCCACCGCCCGCGACCACGCGGCCTGCGCGCACGTCGCACGCACGATCGCCTCGCGCTCCTTCGCGTCGGCCGCCCTGCCGTCCCCGTCCACGCGGTAGACGGCGCACAGCAGCAGATCATCGATCCGCTCTGACGCCCGTTCCAGGTCGCCCGCGATGTCTGCCGGTGCCGGGGCCCTGGTGTAGTCGGTGTAGTCCTGGGCGGTCGCGTACACCAGCACGACGGCCCCCTTCTACGGCTCTTCCAGGACCGCGACCGACAGGCCGGTGACGCTGCCGGTGTAGTTGATCCACACCTTGCCGTCGCCGCGCCGGTAAGCGGCCGGGAGCGGCGGGATGAGCACGTCGCCCGTGGTCGCGGGGATCGTGTACGGCCGGTCGTTGATGTCCTGGCCGTCCACGGTGCCGGGAATCTCGATCGTGACCGTCTTCGGCGTGCCATCGGTGTTCTTGAACCGCAGCCTGCGCTTCTCGGACCAGGCGAACGCGTTGCCGTCCACGTTCGCGTTGTTCGGCAGCGCCGCTGCGAGGTTCAGGCCGGCGCGCGGCACGGCCGTGACGGTGAGATCAGTCCTCGCCATTGACGATGTCTCCCTCCTGGCCGAACTCCTCGATCAGCGCCTGCTTGGACAGGGCCTGCGCGTCCCGGGGCTTCATGCCGCGCTGGATCGCGTACGCGACCCATTCCTTCTTCGGCTCATGCTCAGCGGGCCGGGTGATCGCGGTGGCCACGTCGGCCAGTCCCGGCCCGGCCTGCCCCTGCACGGGGCCTGCGGCGGGCTCGTCCGGCACGCCGATGAGGATCCACACCTCCAGCGCGTCCAGACGCGCCGACCGGTGCGGGTACTGCACGACCTGGCCGGTGTTGACGTTCTTGTACTGGTAGGTGGAGGAGACATCGGCGTGGATGCCCTCCACCTTGGACAGTGCGCCCATGGCGTTGACGTTCTCCCGTGCCGTCAGGGCGCCCATGTGGTCGACGGGAGTCCGGGGGCCGGGCATCAGAAGTTGGCGTCCTTCTCGATGTCCACCTGGATGATGAGGTCGGTCGGGCTGCCTCCGGCCGACACGACGGTGACGGCCAGGGTGTCGCCCTCCAGGAAGCGCCGGTTGGCCAGCCCCGCGAGTGAACCGGCCATCCAGGTGCTCGCGCTGCTCACCGACAGGTCGCCGGTGAGCAGGTTGGTGGTGACCGGCGAGCCGTTGGACGGGTTGATGGTGGTCCTGGTGCCGTTGACGGCCGCGGCGGTGCCGCCAACGCGGTAGGCGCGGACGGCCTTGACCTTGCACGGGACGGACGCCCGCCACAGCACGAAGGAGCCGGCCGCGATGTCGGCCCCCTTCAGGGTGAGCGTCTTCTCGGTGAGGCGCGGCTTGTATGCCATCGTGGAACTTCTCCTTCAGGAAGAAGGCCGCTAGCTGTTTCGCTAGCGGCTTTCGGCGTTAGTTGTCCACGTCCTTGACGAGAACGGCGCGGTTCGGGTCCAGGGTCTTGGTGCCGTAAAGGGTGTCGATGGAAATGACGTCCTGCTTGAGGTCGATGTCGTAATCCATGACCACCCTGAGCGAAAAGCCCTTGTAATTCGCGACGACTGCGTTTGCGGCACCCTGCGGCAAAATCAGGGGGCGGGTGACGAGGCAGAACGCGGTCCTGTGGAACGCCACACCGACTTCGCTCTTGCTGTTTCCCGAAGTCTGCGGCGGCACCTTGATGTTCTGGGTCGAATACGCGTCGAACCCGAAAACGCGACGGCCGAGCGACGCTTCCCGAAGGCCGTCGGTGTCGCCGCGCACGTCAAGCTGGTGGAACAGCGGGTCGGACAGCCAGTGGGCCTTGACCTGCGGACCGATCACCACGGACCGCTGAGACGGGGACACGTTGCGCTCGTTGAGCACACGGTCGGCGTCGATCATCACCTTGGGCGTGTCCCACGTGTGAATGTTCGGCAGGCCGCCGTTCCCCACTTCCTGGGAAATGTCGTCCCGGAGGGCGAGAAGGTCGCGGTCGATTTTCTGAGAAATCGCCTCCATCGCCGGGTTAAGGAGCTGCGTGGCGAAGTCCTGAATTTGCAGCGTCATTTCCTCAGCAGTAACAGCGAAGGAAACGTCCGCGAAATGGTTCAGCCGCACCGGAATATCGGTCTCGACGGCGTTCTGGATCTGGATACCGGCGCTACGGTCGTACTCGTAGGCGTCGAACGTCGCGGGCTTTCGGACGTTGACGGTGTCGCCCTGCTTACCGGCGAAATCCTCGTCCAGGTCCCGGTGAACCAGTTGGGCCATGACACAGGTTTCATAAAGCGTCGCGAGCGCTGCACGCGCGATGACCTGCGGAGTGAGGAATACATTGGCCATAAGGCCGTCTCCTTACAAATGAAAAAGCGCTAGCGAATCAGCTAGCGCTGCGGCAGAGCCGCTCGTCAGGGCGTGGACTCGCGCTTGCGGCGCTTGCGGAAGTCGTCCACGGTGAGCTGGTCCTCGCCGGTGCGTCCGCCGGGCCCGCCGCCGAACTCGCCTCCGGACTTGGTGTGGGCCGCCGCCTGGGCCGCCGCGAACTTCGGGTTCTCCTCGACCGCCTTCTGGATCGTGGCGGTGACCGTCTCGGCGAACGCCTTGTCACTCGGGTCGAGGTCGCGGACGTTCGCCAGGAACGACCGGCTGTCGAGAAGCGCTTCGGCGTCGGCGCCGGCCTTGAGGGACTGGCGCACGACGGCGAGCTCGATCTGCGTCCGGCGCAGCAGGTTCGCGGTGTCGCTGTTCTGCTGCGTGAGCGCGGCCTTCTCGCCCGTGAGCTGCTCGATGACCTCGGCCGGGTCGAGAGGCTTCTCCTCCTCCGGAGCGAGGCCGAGCGCTTTGGCGATCTGCTGGGCCACCTCCTGGCGAGCGGTCTCGACGAGCTGTTCGGCGGTGGGGCCGTCCGGCTTGGTCTCGCTCTGCTTGCGCAGGTCGGCGAGCTGGGTGCGGAACTCCGCGGCCTCGGCCCTGGTGTCCTTGATCAGCTTCTGTGCCCAGGTGGGCAGGTCGGCGACCTTGCGCGGGTCGGCGACCGTGGGCTGATCCGGCTCGACGGGGGCGCCCGTGACCTCGGCGCCGCCGTCCGCGTCCGCGGGGGCGGGTGCGGCGGGCTGGCCTTCGGGCGCTGCTTCGGAGCCGCCCGCGATCAGGAAGATCGGGCGGCCATCAGCTCGGTAGCCGAGTAGCGCGCCGGGCGCGGTCGGCAGGGTGTGGTGCTTCACGGTGTGGCCCTCCTGGAGCCGGACATGACGAAGGCCCGCGCCTGGCGGGCCGTGGATGCGGAAGTGTGCTGGTCAGCGGGGCCGGGGCAGGCCCTTCGAGGTGGAGATGCGACGGGCGTCGGCCCGGTACTCGCGGGCCGTCGCGAGAGCTTTCTTCTTCGCCTCGGGGGTGAGGGCTGCGGCGGCCCGGCGCTCCCATTCGCGGGCCTGCCGCATCCTGCGGCGGACCTGCTGGGTGTCGTCGTAACTGCCGCTGGTCGCGGGTTTGGCCGCGGCCCGGGTGACGCCGGGCAGGTAGGCCGACAGCGAGTGGCGGCATCCCGGATGCAGGAGTCCCGCGAGACGGGCCTGCTCAACAGTCGCGGTCACGCGGACGGTGACCGGCTCGTTGGTGAGCAGGTTGACCTCTTCACGGTCCCCGCTCCTCCCGCGCTGGGAGAGCACCTTGCCCTCCCAGGGGTCACACCGGGAGCACGAGTACGGCGTGGTCGAGACGATCACCAGGTCGATGCCCGCGTCCCGCAGAGTCGCAAGGTGGCCGTCCACGGCCGCGCGCGCGGTCGCGGTCCTCATCGCCATCTCGACGTAGGACTCCAGGTTCCACCTGCGGATCGTGTCGGGCGGCCCGATCCCCGTCACCCCCCGGGCGGCGAGCCGGGCCAGCGCTTCCTGCGCCGCCTCGCGCCGGGTCTGCGCGCCGGTCAGCGCCCGGCCCGCGGTCTCGGCGATGACCTGCCGGTAGATGTCATCGACCGCGCGCAGCGCGGCCAGCTCGACGGCAGCGATCTTCTCGATGGTCTGCCGGGCCAGCTCGTCCACGCCCTGCCCTGGGTTGATCAGCTTCTCGGAGCCGAGCCGGCGTGCGTCCCGGAGGACCTGTTCCAGGCGTTTGCGGACCTTGGCGTCATGCACGCCGAGGACGGCGTTGATGACGGCCTGATCCATCCCGGCCGCCCACGCTCCGAGCACCGACTTGCGCGCGGCGGCCTTCGCGGCGCGCTGCAGCCGGCCGATGATCCGCTCAGCCTCCTTGCGGAGCTGGACAAGTTCGGCGAGCCGCGCGGCCTCCCACGCGTGCAGGTCCTCGTCGGCCTGGTCGACGCCGTCGGCGACTCGGGCCGCGATCCGCTGGAGAAGCACCTGTTCGGCGTCGGCGTACATGTCGGCGACACGCTGGGCCTGCTCGATCGCTGTGGCGATCTCCCGCGCAGGAGAGGCCATCAGCTTGCCGTTTCGCTAGCTGATAAATCGTCGGCCTCGGGAAGGATCATCTCGCGCAGCTCGGCAGGATCTGGGGCGTTCAGGCCATGCTCGTCGCGCAGGCGGTCCACCTCGGCCTTGACCTGGGTGTCCTCCCACTCGGGGTGCAGCATGCGGATCCGCGTGTCGAGGCTGGCGGACTGGGCGCGGTTAAGCATGTCCAGCGTGCGTGACAACGCTTCCGGGTCGGGTGTAACACCATCCGGCCATTCGACCTGCGCCCGCTCCGCGACGACCTTGGTGCCGTAGACCGCGTTGTCGATCGCGAGCAGGCACTCCGACAACCAGCTCAGGGCCGGTGTCCAGTAGCCGATCTTGCGGCGCCTGGTGGTGAAGCTCCTGCGCTCGCGGGAGTGGATCTCGGTCGCGGTCGCAGCCGCGCCCTCCCCCGCCTCCCCGAAGGACTGGACGCTGTAGCCCGCACCCCTCAGGATTTGGGCGAGCAAGCTCTTGGCGGTGGCCTGGTGCTCAGCCACGCGGATGTCGAACTGGCTGACGGTGATCATGGATGAGCCGCTGCCACCGGGCGGTGGCAGCATCCCGAGCGGCGCGTAGACCTCGCGGTCGGGGTCGAACATCGCGCCCCTGCCCCGGCCGGTGTTTTGCAAGTAGACCTCGGGAACGATGATGCGGCCCTTGCCGAGCCGCAGGTCCCGCATCCAGCTCGTGAACGTCTCATCCAAGCTGTCCATCAGGATCTCGACGCCAGCGTAGTCGGAGCGGCCGAGCGCCGTGCCGCGGAGCGTCCGGTGCGGCCGCATGTTGGGCACGTAGTGCACGAGCAGGCCGCGGTAGTGGCTGTCGAACCCGCCCTCGGCGTCCACCAGTTCGCTGAACGACTCCGTTTCCGGAAGGTCCTGCAGCGGCACCTGCATGCCGAGCCGATCGGCATCTCCTCGGTACAGCCCGTGGAAGACGCGTCCGAACTCGTGCCGTTCGAGGTGCCGCCACACCTCGTGCTCGTCCTCATGGACGATCCGCCAAAACGTGACGGCCTTCAGCCTGCCCTTGGAGAACTCCGGCACTGCCGCGTCAGCCGGGACGGTGTCGATGATCGGCATGTCCGACAGTTCGGTGTCCCAGCCTGCACGCAGAAAGACACCGCCGTGCGCGGCGGCAAGCTCGCCGCCTTCCAGCAGGACCGGGATCACGCCGCCGTCGGCGAGGATCTTGTCGAGGCGCTTCTGGCTCGGGGTGCCGGATAGGCGCAGCGATGGCGGCTCGGAGAACAAGAGGTCGGCGGACGTGGACGCGATGTCCGCCGCGATCGGAACATGGATCTTCGTGGAGCGGGTCTGCCCTGCCGGAACCGGCGTCCCCCAGAACATGCGGGTGATCCTGTTGAGCCACCCGCCGCCCCGGACGAGCGGCCGATCCCAGCCCTTCAGATCCAGGCCGATGCCGGGAACCACCCCAGCCCCGTACACCCTCGCGAGCTGGTCCGGATCGCCCGCGTACCAGGCGCCGTGCTGGGCGTACAGGAGCATCTCCGGTTTCATCACCGGGGGCGGCCACTCCTGATCAGTGGTGGGGAGCGGCACGTCAATCCCTCTCTTTCTCCGCCAGCAGCCGCGCGAGCGTCAGCCACGAGTCGGCCAGGCCCTCCATGCGCTGCATGCGCGGCAGCTCGTCCTCGAGTTCGGCATTCAGCAGCAGGCGGGCGGCGTGGTCGATGGCGTCGTCGAACGTCATGCGTCAGGTGATGGGGACGAGCCCGGACGGCAGGACCGGCCGCTCACTGGGCGTGGTGACGCGCACCCACCCCTGATAGGTGCCGTCCACCAGGACCAGAGCGCCTGGGCCGACACGGATCCGGGCCCGTGCTCCGGCCCGGCCCGCTGCTCCCCAGGAGGCCGGATGCCACTGGCCTTCGGTCGGCTCCTGGCCCGGCGCCGTGAACGCGACCTCGACCTGTTCGCTGCCGGAGGCGTTCTCGACGAAAAACTCCAGGTACTCCAGCGACAGGCTGCTCATGGGTTCCACGCCCCCGCGCCCCCTTCCGACGAATCGAGCGGACCAGGAGCGGATCGGCAGGCCGACCCGCAGTGGCGGGGTACGCCGCTGCATCAGCCTCGGGGAGCCGCCTCCGGCGACGCGACCGATACGGAACGTCTTCGACCCCCGCAGCGACAACACGTTGCCCGTCGACGCGGCCTGGCCCACTGGCCCACCTTGAGCCCGGTTGACCGTCCGGGCCTGCCCGACGCCCACCACGCGCGGCGCGATGTACGCCTTGCCCAGGCGCATGGAGCGGACCGTCCCGGATGTGACGACCTGATGGGCCTGCGGGTCGCCGCTGATCGTCCGCGCGACTCCGCTCGTCGCGGCCTGGCCCGTTGTCCTGCGCTTGATGCGGACGACGGCAGCGGTGGCCCCAACGCCTGTGACATGGCCAGCAGCCCGCATTCTGGTCGGGACTGTCGCTGTGGCCGTGCCGGACGCTGACGCCGGGTTGATCGTCCGCTTCTTGACCGCCACCAACGGCCGGGCGGCACCTGCCGCGGCAACCTGTCTGGCCTGCCTGGAGCGAGCGGCCAGTACGGCGGACGTCACGCCCTGCGTCTGGACTCGGGCCGCGATCAGGTCCGGCGACCGGGTGAACACGGGACGGTTGGGGTAGGCGCGGCCTGCTCTCGCCATGGCGTTGCCTCCTCTACCAAGTCGCGGCGCGGTGCACGGCAGCAGACGACATCGGGACGGCGCGGCCGGACCCCGGCGCCGGGATTCGGAGCGTGAAACCGTGGGCGGCGTAGAGGCCGGCGGCTCCGACCGTGTGGTTGCGCACCGCACTGGTCGCGCTCGTCAGGGTCTGCCTGGTCAGCTGAGCTGTCACGTACCGGTCGGTCAGGTCGCAGACCTCAATCGTCGATCCCGGCGCAGTCCAGGAGCGCTCCGCCGAGGAGGTGTAGTCATCGCCGGCCACCCACCGCAGTTCCAGGTCTCCGATGCCGGGGGGTGGCCCAGCCGGGCTGGTGACCGTCGTGAACACGGTGCTGGCTGTCTGATCAGCTGACACAGTGAACAGGGGCGCGTCCACCTGTGCGTCCGTGACGGCGATCACGGCGACGGCCAGGTACTGCGACGGCGCCTCTAGAGTCCAACCGGTCTCGCCGACGCCTGCGGGCTTCCACCAGATGCCGGAGGAGATGATGCCCTTCGTGCTCTCGCCACTCCCGTTGACGGTGGACTTCGATGCCAAGGGTTGCCACTCCGGCGTCCCACCGGTCAAGGTGACGCCGAAGGTGGAACTCTCGCTGGTCACGAACGCCAGCAGCAGATCAGCCGGTGTCGCCGTAGAAGGCTTCGGGATCGATGTGACCGCACCAGTCAGTTGCGTGGTCTCTGGACGGACTGAAGGCATTCAGCACCGTTCGACCCACAGGCAGGCGGTGATCGACACTGCGGCGGCGAACTTGGCGCGCAGCACGAACCCCGTGTTCGGCCCGCAGTCCGGCGAGTCGCCGAGCGGCAGGTCATACAGGACTGTCGCGCCGTTGGGGGTGAGCGGCCAGTAGTCGACCGGCGTGAGCACGGTCGGTTCCTTGGTCGCGGCCCAAGCAGATGCCGCCAGGAACCCTGGCGTGATGGGGCGGCCGTAGAGCTGCTGAGGCGTGACCGCTGTCGAGTCCGCGGTGCCGGGCGGATTCGTCGCGAACGTCGCCGTGCACAGCTCGATGTCGCCTGGTACGCCTGAGGCGGTGCCGAGCGTGCCGATCCTGATCTTCTTGATCTCCAGACCGAACGAGGCAGGGGCGAGCACGCCGAGCACGCTGCGCGCGGTACCGGCGGCCAGCGTGACGGCGGCGGGGGTGATGGCGGAGTATCCCGTTTTTGCCATGGTTACACCGCCCCGTAGAAGCCGGCCGGGTCGATCTGCATGACGATGTTGCTGCCGTCGGGGGTGAGGGGGAAGTCGTGCGCCGTCATGGGGATGACCTGGCCGTCGGGTGCGGCGGTGGCGGGCCGGTAGCAGACCAAGACCTTCGCCCACGCTCCCCCGGCGGCCTGCACTGCCAGCCAGGTCTGGTCGGGGATGTCGATGTCCATCCGGTCGAGAGCGTCGTTCGGGGCCAGCGCGTTCAGGTCAGCGGCGCCGAGAACCTTCCTGGCGTAGCCCGCGTTCGTGGCCTCGTCGGTCGGGCCGGACAGGATGTCGGCCAGCGTGTCCTTGTCCTTGAGGATGGCGTCGCTCTCGACGTTCGCCGCGGCCAGGGCGACGATGATCAGCGCCGAAGTGGCCGGGTCGCCGGTCTTGACCCGGTTGTAGAGTTCGACGCTCCTGCCCTTGCTGATGTTGAACTCGAAGTCGGCCACAGGGGCCCTCCTCCTTGGTTGGGGTGTCGTGCGGGATGAGGAGTCACCAGGTGGCCGAGCGGTGCACGGCGGTGACGGGCATCAGTGACCGGGGCGCCGACGTGTCGAGGAGCGGGCCGATCCAGTCCTGGTCGGACCAGGCCACGGAGTCGGTGTAGCGGGGAGCGCCGCTGGCGTTGAAGCCGCCGAACCGGGCCGCCACCCAGGTGGTCGCGACATGAGAGATGGGGGCGGACAGCACGAAGGTCGGCGTGGCGGTTGGAGTTGCCCCGGTTCGATAGACACATCAGGGCTTGCGACTACGCGGCAGCATAGTCGAGGGTTGGGCGTTCTTGAGCGTGTGTCGGCGTTCGTATTCGGCCGGGCTGAGCTGACCGTTGGCGGAATGGCGGCGGCGTGGGTTGTAGAACCCTTCGATGTAGCTGAACAGGGCTCGTTCGGCCTCTGACTTGGTGCGGAAGGTGCGCCGATCGATGAGCTCGCACTCCAGCGAGGCGAAGAAGCTCTCGGTGATCGCATTGTCGAAGCATGTCCCGGTGCGGCCCGTGGACGGGCGGACGCCGGCCTGCTCACAGCGCTGGCCGAAGGCGATGGAGGTGTATTGGCTGCCCTTGTCGCTGTGATGGATCACCCCGGCCTCGGGGCGGCGCTGGTGCAGCGCCATCGCCAGGGCGTCGGTCACCAGTTCGGTGCGCATGTGATCGGCCATCGCCCAGCCGATGATCCGGCGGGAGAACACGTCCAGCACCACCGCCAGGTAGACGAAGCCCTGCCAGGTCGGCACGTAGGTGATGTCGGCGGTCCAGACCCGGTTCGGCTCGGCCGCAGTGAACTGGCGTTTGACCAGATCGGAAGCCGCGGCACGCCCGTCCGCGATCGTGGTGCGGCAGCCTCTGCGCCTGCTCACCCCGGCCAGCCTGGCCCGGCGCATCAGCCGGGCCACCCGCTTGCGACCGACCCGAACCCCATCGAGCTCACGCAGGTCGGCGTGGATGCGCGGCGCACCATAAATCTCGTCCGAGGCCCGATGATGCTCACGAATCCGCTCCGTCAACTCGGCGTCGCGGCGGGCTCGAGCCGATGGGCCGCGCACCTGGCGAGCCGCCCAGGCGTAGTAGCCCTGGCGCGACACACCCAGCACCCGGGCCAGCAGGGAGACCTCGTGGTGGTCCTTCTCCGCATGAATCAGCCGGAACTTCATCTCGGCAGATCCGTCTCCCGCGCGAAGAAAACCGCGGCCTTCCGCAAGATCTCCTTCTCCTCACGAAGGATCCTGTTCTCGCGGCGCAGCCGGGCCAGCTCCTCCTTCTCCGCGCTGGTCACGCCGTCTTGGCGGCGGCCATCATCTAGATCGGCCTGGCGCACCCAGGTACGGATCGACTGCGCGGAGGGCTGGAACTCCTTAGCCAGCTCCTCCGGCGTCCGTCCCGCGCGCACCAGCTCCACCATCTGCCGGCGAAACTCCGGCGGATAGTTGTTCGGCACAGCAGACTCCTTCTTCCGGGAACCAGGGTTCCCCAGAGATCAGCTGTCCACCAAACCGGGCCAACTCCACCTGCTGTCCGCGATCAGCCCTGACAGGCTGCCACGGTGGACTTGGGCGTTGCTGTACGTCATGGCGGTTGCGGTGAAGAACGCTGTGCCGGATGACGCGCTGTTCGCGGGAGTGATGGCCTGGCCGGGAGTACCGCCATCGAAGCTGTTGCTCGCTCCTGCCATCGCTCTCCTTCCCCTCGAAGGTGAGGTGCGGGGGTGTGATCCCTGGCCGCCTGCTGCCCCTCAACAACGGGGGCCAGGGATCACACCTGGTGCTCGACGCAGGCCACGGGAGGGCGTGCGGAGCAGGCCCGCCCCAGCTGTAGATGCGGGGCGGACGATCAGGGTTCTGCGGCTACCAGCGGCTGGCGCGGTGGCTGGCAGCAGGGGAGATCAGGCGGCTTCCGCTTACGGAGGAAGGCGTCACGGTGGGGCCGATCCAGCCTTGGTCGCTGACACCCACGTCATCGACCCACCAGCCGGACGGAGTGATGAAGTTCGCGGTACTGAAGGCGGCGGTGAGCCCGATCAGCGTCCCGCTGACGGACGCAGTTGGGGTGAGGGAGTCGGGGTTGTTGAACAGCCGGGTCTCCACGGGCCCGTTGAGGTCCCACATGGTCTCCACGCGCACCCACTGGTCGGTGGCTATACCGGCGGAGGTGGCGCCGAGCGAGGTGTAGGTGGGCGTTTCGGTCGCCTTGCTGAACAGCTCCAACGCGCCGTCGCTGCGTACATTGACGTACTGGTTGAGCTGCGAGGCCCCGTCGATGGAGTGGATGCGCACAGGAGAGGATGGCAGCCCAAACGTGTAGATGTAGGACCGCAGATACCAGGGCCCGGTGAAGGTCCCCGCGCAATACCACTTCAGCGTGTAGTAAAGGAACGAGCTCGATGCCGAGAGCCGTCCCCGAGCCGGTGCGCTGGCGTACGTCAGGGCGTCGGCGGCGTAGAACGCATCTCCGCTGTCTCCGCCAGAGTTGGCGACCGTCACGGTCTGTCCCGCGACACCGCCGTCGAAGCTGTTGCGGTAGACCGTCACATGCTCTCCTGCGTCGAGGTGATCTGCGCCCGGCCCTTCCTTTCGCAGAAGGTGTGTGACTTGGAACGGAAGGAGAGGGGCGGAAGGTCGGTGTCTAGTAGGCGGGGATGGGCTCCAGCAGCGGCGCCCAGGCTGCCTGGGTGGTGTGCAGCCCGTACCTGGCGGCATCCATGCTGTGGTCGTCCAGCTTGATCGGGACGTCGTCGCCGATGGCGGCCTTCTTGTCGTCCCACGAGTAGCTGCCAACCTCGCCCAGCCAGCCCTGGCAGCTTCGGTGGATGCGCAGGTGGTCGGCGGCCAGCAGGTTGGCGACGGTGCGGATGCCGTCCAGGACGCTGTTGTCGCCCATCGTGGGCAGCATCCCGTCACGGTGCAACTGCGTGATGAACGACGCGGCGGACGGATCCACCACGATCCACTCCGGTGCGACGCCGGACGTGCCGGGCCCGTAGCTGCCGGGGAACGTGTCGAGCCAGCGGCCCAGCCGGGCGCTGTACTCGGCGTCGGTGAGCTGCCGGCGTTCCTGGCGGGAGTCGTAGCGCCACTCCCCCGCGAGGTAGACGCGGCGCTGCCGGTCGGCGTCAGGTGTGGAGACGCCGACCAAGATCGCGGCGAACGGGTTGACCGTGCCGTAGTCCACGCCCACGCTGATCCAGCGCTCCATCAGCGGCAGGTGGTCCACGACGTGCCGGTCGGGGTCGAAGGAGTCGAAGATCATGCCCTCCGCCATGCACCACTCGCCCAGGATGTAGCGGCGGTACCAGAGCCCCGAGTACTCCGACTTCAGGTTGTTGACGTACGCCGGATCCAGCGACGGGTTGTCGTCCAAGACGAAGTGCCAGAACTTCAGGTCGAGCTCGCCCTGCCGCAGGATGAACCGCTGACGGAGCCAATGGTTGGGCGCATCGGGATTCGTCGTGCAGAAGATCATCGAGCCTGGCACGCTGCACCGGGCGAGGAGTTGGTCCCAGAACGTTTCAGGGATCAAGGTCGCTTCGTCCACATAGGCTCCGGCGCAGGTCATTCCCCTGAGTCGTGACTCAGCGCGGATGTCGTTCGCCGAGACGATCTCGATCCGCCGGCCGAGCACGTTGGCGGTGGGGGCACCGCGGTTGTAGAAGATCCGCCGCGAGACGGGCCCGGTGAGTGCGGGGTCCATCAACGGCTCGAACACATTCCGCGCCACGGTGTCGTTCGTTTTCCCGACTACGACCAGGGAGCCGCCGCGTGGTGCTGTCGCGACGTACATCAGCCAGCGCAAGAGGCTGGCGATGGTCTTGCCGCTACGGACCGCGCCCGACCAGATGTTGATGCGCGCGGTCGCCTCCGCGATGGAGCGGGCCTGCTTGGCCGACAGGGAGACGGGAGCGGTCACCTGATGACCTCGACCGCTTCCACCACCTCCACCTCCTCGGCGTCCAGGACGGCGGACGGAAGCGCGGCTTGGCCGTTGGTGGCCTGGATCTGCGCGAACAGGTTGCCTAGCAGCGAGACGACGTCGCTGTTCTCCGCGCCGTTGCGGTTGAGGAGGTCGAGGCCGAGCAAGCTGCTGCGGCGGGCGATCAGCCGCTCGACGGCCTCGACGGCCTTGACGTCGCCGCCGCACGCCGACGTCCACAGGGCGGCCATCATCCGGTCGAGCCGGTCGATCTCGATTTGCAGGAGCTGCTCGCTGGACTCCTGCTGGGCCCTGGCCGCCATCTGCAAGGCGCGCGTGACGTCCTTCGAGGCGGCGGCCTGGCTGCTGTAGCCGAGCTTGTCGGCGATCGTCTTGTACTGGACTCCGGCCAGGCGCATCTGCACGGCCTTGGTGCGCCGTTCAGCGATTGCGACCGCTCGGGCCTTAGTAGGACGGGCTATGAGGGGAACCCCCGAATATGTGAATTGTGACCACGGACACCATCCGTGGTCGCGATCAATGGGTTAATCTGCGGAAATGCAGCACGTCAAAATGATCACCATTCAGCAACCGTGGGCCGCCCTCGTCGTGTACGGATACGTGGACGAGAATGGAAATCGGCAGTTTAAGGACGTCGAGAATCGGTCATGGACGACCGCTTATCAGGGGAAACTGCTGATCCATGCCGCGCGAAAAATCGACCCGGCCGGCATGCAAAGGGTGGACGCCCTCGGGCTGGACGTCGTAGGGACGTTGCACCGCGGCGTGATGCTCGGGTCGGTCGTGCTGGGCGAGATCGTGCGCGACAGCGACAGCCCGTGGGCCCGGCCGTTCCGTCAGCACTGGCAGATGTCCGAACCGAGCCCGGCCTTGCGCCTGCTGGAGGTGCGGGGCCAGCAGGGGCGGCTGTTCGATCCGCCGGCTGATTGGCGGCGGGGGTTCTCCGAGGCCGATGCGTCCCGGGCTGCGTTGTCGCGGGTCAGGGACGTGAGCCTGGATGACCTCGGATCGCCGTTCCGGGTCCGTGTCGATCCGGCGGCGGCCCTGATGGCCGCGCTCAGCGTGACGTGAACTGGGCGGCGGGGGGCACGTACTCGAAAGAGATCACTCCGAGTCTGCGCGGGTCCAGGGACTGTTCATGCATCCAGGCGTGCTTGCTGGCGGTGCCCAGCTTGCGGTCCTGGCGCTGCATGCGCCAGCGCGGGCTCCGGGCCCGGTAAGCGTTGAGCGCCGGATGGGAGGACACGGCACGCATCCGGTAGCCGCGCTCATACAGATATTGGCCCATCCATTCCGTCATCCGGCCGCCGAGCGACAATCCCTGATAATCGGGTAGCACCACCGTGCGATGCGCCATTTTCAGATTCCGCGTGCGCGGGTGCTGGAAATGCCGATAGCTGGTGAACGCGGCCAATTCGCCGTCCACGTATCCGGCGAAGCATTGCGCGGCCGGATGCAAATCAGCGGTCAGATAGTGATGGCGGCTAAACACTCGCCAGAAGGAGCGGTCCGCGTGGTGGATGGCGAGCCGGAGCGCGGGCCGGGATTGAACCGACCTCCACGTGAACGAGGTCGCGGCCACGTCGTAGGTCCAGTCCGGCTGCAGCCAGTCCTCGACGTCGTAGTGGCAGGTGACGGCGACGAGCTGGCGCTTACGGCGGCGGACCGCCTTCTGCACGGCGTGCGACGCTATGCGCGCGACCTGCCGGTCCACCACGCTGGTGAACTCGTCGATCACGACCAGGCCCTCATGCTCGGCGAGCGCTCGCGCGAGCCCGGCCCGGAACGCCTCCCCATTGCTGAGGGTGGCGTAAGGCCTGAGCCAGGCCGGCGGCGAGTTCAGGCCGACCGCGCCGAGCAGCCCGACGACGTCCTTGATCGACATACCGCGCGGGAAGTCGTCCACGAGCGGCCGGTCGCTCCACTCCTGGGTGCCGACGAGGGCGTCCGGCCAGAGCTGGCGGGCGATTGTGGACTTGCCCGCACCACTGGGGCCGACGAGCAGGCCGACGTTCCACGGCTTGTCCTCGATGGGCAGGTTGACGCTCCACGAGCTGGCCAGCTTTTCGCTGACCGGCACGTCGAACAGGCCCTGAAGCTGGAGCACTCGCGCGCTCCGCTTGACGGGGGACGACAATGTGATCTCAGCGCGCACGACACCCCCTCAAGAAGTTCGCTCGCAGCCGCACGGTCCTTATTTCACCTAGGTACGATAGCTGCATGGCAGGTCTCGAACGGATCACCCAGCCCACCCTCGACGTGCTCGAAGTCCTCGTTCGCGCCTTCGACTGCAACGAGCAGATCCACGGCTGGGCCATCATGAAAGCCACCAAACGAGCAGGCCCCACGGTCTACAAGGTGCTCGACCGGCTTGAAGACGCCCGCTGGATCACCGGCGAATGGGAGGAGTTGGGCCCTGACGAGCCAGGTCCCCGCCGCCGTTTCTACCGGCTGACCGGCGAAGGCGCTTCGGCCGCCCGTACGCTCCTTTCACAGCGGCGCCCAGCAGCTCTCGAACCGCGCCCCGCGCTCGGATTCGCCCCGATTGGACGTCTGGTCGCTCTCTTGCCGGGAGGCGGTCGTTGAGTGGCATCGAGATCATCCTCGGCACCCTGCTCGGCCTCATTGTCAATGAGGCATGCGAGATCTCCCCATGGATGGCCCGCAAGCTCGTACGGAAAGCCGCCTATCTCCGATACCCCGACACAGATCAAGCAAGGGTGAGGGCAGAAGAGCTTGAGTCATTGATCAACGAGCGGCCTGGAAAGCTGTTCAAGCTCGCCACCGCCATAGCCTTCACAGCGAGCGCCACGATCGCTCGCCTGACGTACCGAGCTGGGGTGCTCTGGTCCGTCCTGCGCGAGGTTGTGCAACGCTACATTCTCATCATGCGGGCGCGGCGTCGCACGTACCGGAGAGGACGGTGGGAAAAGACCGCCGTTCGAACACCTATCAGAGTTGGGGAGGGCAAAGTTGAAGCCGCTGCGGAAGCAGCAGCTTGGCTTCAAGGGGAGAAGCGGGGCCTGATGACCTTCCAGGAGCTTGCCAAGGCTACCTCGCCAGAGATGGAAGAGCACGTCCGGAACCATGCTTGCCCTCAGAGTCCATCCGCTGGTGGCGTTTGATGAGTGGTGCAGAGATCGTCCTTGGAGTTCTCCTGGGGCTGATCGCCAACGAAATGTGCGACGTCTCTCCTTGGCTCGCACGCAAGCTCGTGGCAAGCGCTGCCCACCTGCAGTATCGAGATCCGGCGCGCGCAGCGATGCGAGCGGAGGAACTTGAGGCTCTGGTCAATGAGCGGCCAGGCAAGCTGTTCAAGCTAGCAACGGCACTTGCCTTTGTGGCGGGCGCCCTGATAGCACAACTTCGCCGCACGTTCCTGACGTCTTTGACGGGAGTAGCGTTGTGGCTATTCGACCGGAGCTCGCAGGTGCGCTTGCTTGTTGCCTGGTCAACTGGGGTTAGACACAAGGTTCGTATCACCGTTGCAGATAATGACGATCACGGGCTTTATGTCGTGCACTACACAGGCAGCGGAAAGACTTCTGATCTCCTCTCCGTGCTACTCAAGGTGCAAGAGGCTGAACGGCAAGCTGCGAGGTCAGCGCTTCAGCGGCTCTTTGGCGCGGATTAAGTAGGCGCGCTACATGAGAGCCCTGACTTGCCATCCCTCATCAGCCAGGCGCTCGAGTAACCGCGTCTGCTCGGTCTCGTTGGCGCAGGTGACGACGATGCCCCACACCTCGGGCCGGACGTCCTCGTCGGCGTCACCCGGCTCGGGCAGTTCCTCCTCGGGCCGGTGGTCGTCGGCCGCGGCCATCTGGGTGAGGTCGTCGGCGGTGTAGCCGGTCGCGGCGAGCAGGTCCGGGTCGGCGTCGCGGACGTCGGCCAGGACCTCGGCCAGCATCCGCTCTTCCCAGCCGCCGCGTTCGGTGGTGCGGTTGTTCGCGATCAGGTACGCCTCGGCGTCCGCGTCGCTGCGGCTCGACCAGCCGCGCACGATCGGCGGCAGCCATGTCCCGTCGTCGTCGATCAGGACGCCTTCGGGTGGGGACTCCCCTTCGGCGGCCATCTCCTCTAGGACCTGGAGGCGGCCGTGGCCGACGACGAGCCGGCCGGTCCGCTCATCCAGCTCGCCGGCGATGACGCAGCCGAACTCCTCGATCGAGGTGCGGATGGCGGGGAGGTCGTGCTCCTTGGGGTTGCGGACTGCGCGCGGGATCGCGTGCAGGCGCATGTGCTCGATGCGGCGCATCAGCCCTCCGTGTTCTGCGCGCGGTAGCCGTACTGGGCTCGCTCGTCGCTGAGCTTGCGGGCGACGATCGCGCACGCGAGCACGTCCCACGAGCGGGTTTCGACGGCTTCGTCGGGGACGTGCACGGAGGAGCCGGTGATCCGGTTACGGCCGTTCGTCTTGGTGGGGATGCCGCCGTTCGGGGTCTCCCAGTCCACACTCCAAGCCCACTTGGCCCGCTTGAGCCTGGGGCGGCCGAGGCGTTGCCGCTGGAGGGTGAGCTGCACCTGATGGGAGTCGCCCTCGGGCATCTTGATCCAGCCGAGCACCGGCCCCTCAACCGTCTCGTAGCTGTACCTCTTCGGCCCGAACAGCGCCTGGACCAGGTCGAGGCTGATGGAGCCGTGCATCCACCATGGGTCGTCACGTGACCAGTGGTTCTCGCGCGCCCACCACTTCCAGCGGATCGCCCACTCGCCGATCGACACGTTGATGACGCGGGACTCGTAGCCCTCGGGGACGAGGCGGCGCTGTAGCCACGTGCCGAACGCTTCGGTGTGGAGGTAGAGCGCGCCGAGCGGCCACACCCGCATGTGCCCGGACACGGGGTGATCGGCCCCGGCCGCGCCGATCGTGAGCTGGGCGGAGAAGACGCCGAACGTCTTGCCGAGGACGAGCTCGCCGCCGAGAGTGCCGGTCGGCCGGTCGGGCCACGGGCCGGGCCCCCACGTTGTCGAGCCGAGAGCCTGCATGGCCTGGGTGAACTCAGGCGTGTACACCTTGCCGTTGTAGGGCTGTCCGACGTCGAAGTGCTTCACAGGCAGGTTGCCTTGCGGGTCAGGGCGGACACCGCACCGGTCACACACCACCCACCGGGCCGCGTCGGTGCCGGGCGGCGTCGGCCCGTACCCGTCGACCACCGGCTTGTGACCACGGAGCCGGCACCAGAGCATGAGGCGCGGCACCTGGTGCGCCCAGAACCCGCGGTGGACGAGCATGCCGCGCTGGCGGCCGTCGCGCTTGAGGTAGTCGGTCGAGTGCCACCACATGATGGGTTCTCCGAGGGGTGAGAGACGTCAGACGCGAGGTGGCCAGTGCCAGGTGCCGGGTCGGTCGCCCTCGACGCTGCTGGTGACCCAGTAGGTGTCGTTGCCGTCCAGATGGACCTGGAGGTTGACGTCGGCAGCACCGCGGTAGGCGCGCACGACCATGGCCGGGAAGATGTCGCCCGCGATGACCCGAGTACCGACATGGGCGACGTGGCCGTCCCGACCAGGCTGGCCGGGTAGTGCCGGGGTACGGCCGCGTTGGAATGCCTCGTAGTCATCGCGGCGCCGGTTGATGTCGTCGGCGTCCTCGTCGGCGAGCTGGTAGTGGACGATGCGGCCGATGGTCGGCACGGGGCTCATGCGGGGCTCCTGTGCTGGTTGAGGGCATGCGAAAGGCCCTGGACCGGGGAGTGTCCAGGGCCTAGCTCGTGATCTTGATTCTCAGGGGGTGACACTCGGGGGTTCCCGGAGTGTTGGGAGGGTGGTGCTCGTGCGGGAGGGACGCTCTCAGCGCTTCCCTCGAACCTCTCACGCGGTCGTAAACCTGCGCGTACCGACACGAATTCCAGATTGATCATGAGGGTACACGCGGTTGTCAAGCCGGGGCAAGGGCTGCGTGCGCGCCTGATCATGGTGATGCCGGGCCACCCCGCCTCACGCTGGACCGCATGGGGCCCCGCTGGGCGGCGCGCGGGCCGCCGTTGGCGGAGATCATGTTCCCCTGTGAGCGAACGTTGAGGGGGGACGACTGCCGCCTCTGGGCGCAGATCCTTCCGCGAGAGGCCCCGTCGCCGGGGCCGCACATCGTTGAGTCCGGCCGGCGCGGATGGCTAAGCGCATGCCGAACCTATCCGTCCTGAGCGGGCCGTCCAGGGGGTCTCAACGCAAACCCTTAGCCTGCGGAAATGGCCAATTCCGGGAAATGCGGAGCGCGAACTAACGCGCCGAAAAGTGCCGCGCGTAAATGGGCTGTAGCCTTATTCGGGGACATTCTGAGGCGTTAAATGCCTGTACAACCTGCGGAAACTTCATCGGCCATGGGTTCGATCGCGATCGAACTTAGTACATGAGAGATACGACCCGGCAGCTTCGAACCGGCGCGCATGAAAGGGCCTGGACCCGTCATACTGGAAACGCGCAACCCCCCGGAGGAAATCTCCGGGGGGCAACTAGCGATACTGACCGACCCCCTCAGGGCCGTGCCAGCGGGAACCTCAGCCATTCCAGCGTACAGGCACGGACCTGGGGTCGGGCAGATCGCCTGACCAAGGAGTCCCCATGGATTTGATCATCCCCTCGCGACCGACCTTCGACCTCCGCTCCCTGTGCCTGAGCCCGCTGTGGGAGCAGGCGCGGCCCTGGGTGGCGGAGGCCCGCGTCACCGTGCTGATCCTCGTGCTCCTCGTGCTCCGGCAGATGGCGCCGGTGTACGCGATCCACATCCACCTCTAG